CACAAGATGGTGACTACTCAGGCGAAACTGGCAACCATGGTGACGTCCACTTGACATTCCCAAATAACGTAGTTATTGGTATCAAGCGTGATGTAACCGTCTATCGCTTCTTCTGGCCAAAGAAGGACGCAATCGAATATACAATGTATACTCGTGTTGGTGTTCAAATTGAGCAGGCAGATGCATGGGTTGTTGTTAAGAACGTTAAGGTCGCTTCCTAATTTAGGATTTAGATCTGCTGAAAGGCCCCCATTAATTTGGGGGCTTTTCCTTTTAATTGACTAATGCTATAATTAAATAACCTATAAAAGGAGAAATTAATGTCATTTGATACATTAAAAGTTGCAGAGCTAAAGCAAATTGCGGAAGACTTTGCAGTAGACGTAACAGACCAAAAAGGCAAAAAAGATATTATAGCTGCATTAGCAGAAGAAGGCGTAACTTGGGCTATTTATAAGAAGGCCAAAGGAATACAGGAAGAAGAAGAAATGAATGCCACTGTAACAAAGAAAACAGAAACTAAAACAATTAAGCAAGAAGACATGGTATTGGTAAAGATGACTAGAGCAAATTTTAGTTATGAAATTATGGGACATAGATTTACTAAGGATCACCCATTTGTTGCTATGGACAAAGATACAGCCCAAGCAATTTTTGATAAGGAGGAAGGCTTTGTTATGGCAACTCCAGCAGAAGTGCAGGAGTTCTACAACTAAGCCAATTAAATGGCAGAGATATACATAAATACTAATTCCCCAATTACTCATAGAGTATTTTGGCAGGGAGAAATAACAGCATCAGATTCAGTTCCAACTGTAAAAGTATACGATGTAACCTCTGACGCAACCATCAGCCCAGCAATTAACCCAAGCACATTGCTAACTACCCTAACTTCTACAGCATCAGAAACAGATACTGGAAGTTACTATGTAAGCCTTCCATTGAGTTATACTCAAAGACAAAGAAAATTTAAGTTGGTTTGGGAGTATGCAGTAAGCTCAAATGCTGTTGCCCATACTTCATATGTTGATATCACAACCCCATATACAAATATTTATGAGGCTATGAATGAACTTAATTTTGGAGTAGACCCAAGCGATCCAAACTATAAGACATACGAAGATGTTAAGCGGGCAGAAAGATTTGCTCGTAAATTAATAGAAGATTATACAGGACAAGACTTCTTTACATATGACGATGTAGAAGTAGTTTTTGGAAATGACTCAGATATTCTTCCGCTCCCATATAGAATTACTGATATTCATAAACTATACCATAATGATATTTTGTTAGTAGATAATCTTGCCAGCCCAGTTGTTAATAATTGGCTGTACGAGCCGATTATCTCAGAAACAAATTTTGGAATAAGAATTGATAGAACTGGACTTCTTGACAATACTGTATATATTGCAAATGGAATGGTTCCTCCATCAATTAACGATACATACGATGGAATGGCCTTTTCAAGAAATGTAAGATATAGAGTTGAAGGAAGATATGGTTGGGAGGAAGTTCCAAATAATGTTCAACTAGCATGTATGGAATTAATGAAAGATTACTTTGCTAAAGATACTGTTTGGAGAAATAAATACGTAAAGAACATACAGACATTTGATTGGCAGTTTGAATATTCTGGTGATGCATATACAGGAACTGGAAATCAATTGGCAGATAAATTACTTGGTGCATATGTTCTAACACAAATGGTCGTGTTCTAAATGTTGGATCTAGTAGATTCAGTATTATCCATGAAGATGGATATCTATAGACAGCTAGATTTACAAAATCCTGATACTGGCGCTATAGTAAAAGAATGGATATATTATAAAACCGTAGACTGCTCAGCAAAAGGAGTTATTAGCAACTCTTCATCTACCCGCACAAACAGCATTCAGTCGTTTGGAACAAAGTATACAAATGAAGAAATACTTCAGGTAAGAACTGCTGGTAGATTAACATTTAGAGAGAAGATTACAAATATCCGTGATTCAAAAAATAACCCAATTTGGGTTGAATTAAATTATCCAACAGAAACTCCAACAGTATTTGAAGTCATAGGAAGCACACCAGTGACAGATGGATTCGGTAGAGTAATAGCATACAACTCAGTAATAAAGAGATCGGAGAATCAGAACATTGGACTATAGTATTCCATTAGTACAAGCATCTAGCGGACTAAGGTCTTTGATGACCCAATCCAAAGGTAAAGTATTGGAAGAAAGTTTAGTTGCCCAAGTATCTGCTTATGTATATTATAACGCCCAAGTAATAAGCAAATTGTCTGCAAATGCAGCATTTAAAAATAAATTTAGAGAAGTTATATTTAATCAGATAGATAAAGATTTTGGCGAATTTATAGATTCTCAAGCTAGGGTAAAACCAAGATCATTGCATCATGTCTACGAGTGGCGGCAGGTCGGAGACAGCTCAGCAAGACTATTTAAATTAAATAAGTTTAATGAAGACGGACTTGGATTCTCTGTTTCATATGAATTCATGCCTTCTAAAACATTTGCATCAGCAGAAGGAAATCGTAGACACGTATTTGTAAATAAGGCGTCTGTGATGGAAGCTGGAATGCCCCTTAAAATTGCTCCACGCCATTCTAAGCGCCTTGTATTCGAAACCAATGGTTATACAGTGTTCATGCCAGAAGGGGCCTCTGTGACCGTTAAAAGGCCAGGAGGAGTTGGAGTTAAAAATTCATTTATGATGACATATTCTAGATTCTTTAAATCTAATCTAGTTAATATATCAATTAGAAATTCAGGCTTCCAACAACTATTTAATAATTCTATGACCAGAGCTTTAAAACTTCCAGCAGAAATTAAAACTGTTAAATATTCATTTAATCCTAATACTATATCAATTCAAGCAGATGCAGCTTTATCTGCAGCATTCGGAGGAGCCCTATAATGCCAGTTAATTATAAAATAGATGCAATGCTTGAGCTTCGTAAATATTTATGGAACAAATTGCAGGCGGCAGGCATATTCGATCCAGACATTTATTGGAGCGACAATATAGCGGAAAACCTAGTGCCAATATTCCCAGTACAGCAACAGCCAGAAATGAATCAATTTTTGAGCGGGAAGAAGCATATAATCTATGACAAGATAGGCGTATCCTATGATACCCTTTGGTTAATATGCAATGAGCAAATCCTATTTACCATCTATTCAACAGATGTCTCTGAGATAAATGAGATTAGAAATTTCTTCATAGATGAATTCCGTAGAATGGATGAGTCTGCAAAAGATGTAAATCTACTTCCTGGAATTAATTCAAATACCTTTAAGTTCCATAGCATCTATGTAGCCGATATGTCCCCTACCGCTCCCTCAGAGGAGCTACAGGGATTCTTTTCGGCAGATGTAATTCTTGAGATGAAATATTCCAGAAACACAGACTCTACTGGTAGATATATATAATAGTTTGCCTTTTGACCCCCTATGGCCTAAAATTAGACATAGAGGAAAGAGGAAAGGGCCTAGCCAGCCTAACAATTAATTTTTACAATTAGGAGGTAGAAACAATGGCATTTAATAATGCTAAGAACATTATCGTCGGTGCAGCTCCAGTTTACATTTCTGTAAAGGATTCGACAGACCCAACATATACTGAGAATCTTCTTGATTCAGGTACTATTACGTTGGCTGCTCGTACTTCTGCAGCAACAACTCTAAACAGCGCAGCAACTGTACGTAACGTAGGTTTTACAAATAATGGTCTTCAAATTACTTATAACCCAACATACGAAGATGTTACCGTAGATCAGTTGCTTGACGCAGCTAAGTTGTTCAAGTCTGCTATGCAGGTCATGATTATGACTGAAATGACAGAAGGAACACTACAGAACGTTCTAACAGTATTTGGACAAGGTACTTCTACTCTAACTAAGAACGGATCTGCGTCAACAGACAACTACCCAACAAAGGGTGCAACAAGCGCTGACGATAGAGATCTTACTCTTGGTCTAGAGGCAGGTGCTCTCGGTATTGCTCCGACAGAGCGTCAGCTATTTGCAGTTGGACAAGCTCCAACACTCGCAAAGTCTAGCTCAACCGAAGTATCAGCAACAACTGAGCGTGTTTATTATGCTCGCCGTGTTCTCTCTGTTCAACAGAGCCAGTTCACACTTGCACGTAACACCCCAACTACATTCCCAGTGACTTTCCGTCTTCTTCCAGACGCCAACTATGTTGGATCGGAATACGGTAAGATTATTGACCGAGTATTGGCTTAATTTAATTTAGGCTATTAGCAAAACCCCCATTTTTATGGGGGTTTTGTGCTTGTATTAATAATATGCATTTGTTATAATGTTTATAACTATCCAAGGAGGATAAATTGGCTACTACAGTATACGACGTAGAAGAAATTAAATTACAGAACGGCGCAACAGTTCAGTTGAAGCCGCTATCAATTAAACAGTTGAGAAAATTCATGGCAGCCATGAATAAGGCTCAAGAATCAACAACAGAAAATGAATCATTAAGCGTGTTGATCGACGCTTGTGCTATTGCTTTGGAACTACAACTTCCAGACTTAGTAAAAGATCGTGACGCTTTGGAAGAGGCTCTAGATGTTCCAACAATCAACAGAATTCTAGAAATCTGTGGAGGAATTAAACTAGACGACCCAAACCTAATAGCGGCGGCGGTTCTGGCTGGTCAGAACTAGACTTAGCCGCTTTAGTAAGACAAGTTTTTCTTGTAGGAGCTTGGAAGAATTACCAAGAACTAGAAGAAAACCTTTCTCTACCAGAACTATTGCAAACGATAGAATCGTTGCAAAAGAGAGAGAAAGACAACAGAATATTCTTGGCATCTTTACAAGGAGTCGACATTAGAGATGAGCAAGAAAGCAAAGGTCCAACCTTTGAAGATATCCGCTTACGAGCTATGGGCATAGAGGCCAGCACAGATGACGTAGTGTCACTGCAAGGACAAATGGCACAGGAGCAAGGATTCGGAATTGGATTAGGTCTTGGATACTCTAAGGAGTAATAAGTAATATAAATGGCTGACGAAAAAATAGTAACTAGTATAGTTGCTAATTCTGATTTTTCAAATCTCATTGCCGATGTGCAACGAGTTACAAACAGCCTATCCAAATTACAGCAAGAGTTTGCTGGTGCTAATAGAGCCCTAGCTGGTCAAATTGATGCTACAAACGCAATGTTCTCTGAGACAATGCGTAAGACGGGCCAGTTTTCTACACACTTCGTCAGCCTAACATCAGATGTAGAAAAGTTTGGACGTAATCTGGACAGCGGTAGATTAAAACTTAGAGACTACTTTAGAACATATCAAGAGCATGCTAGAACAAATGGCGGACTTATAAGAGATCTTGCTAAACAACAAGTTCAAATGCAAAACGCTGTACTGCAGCCCCTTGGCAGAAATGCCCAGGGGTTAATGCAGTATAACGTACACATTCCAAGAGGTTTAGATTTAACTAAGAATAAGGCGGCATTACTGAAGCAAGAACTTCAGATTATGAATAAGGTCATTCAAGATGGCGGAGTTCAACTTATTAACTGGGGTAAAAATACTCAATGGGCAGGACGTCAGTTAACAGTAGGTTTAACTTTGCCACTTGCAGCATTTGGAAAAGCAGCAGCAGATGCATTTAAGCAAGCAGATCAAGAACTAACTCGTTTAACTAAGGTTTATGGAGATATAGCAGGAACATCATCACAAGAATTAGGTAAGATTAGAAATGAAGTTGCTGCTACTGCAAAAGAATTATCGTCTGCAATGGGTGTAAGCTTTACAGAAACTATTGGGCTTGCTGCTGATATTGCTGCTACTGGTAAGACTGGAAATGAATTGTTAGCATCAGTTTCAGAAACAACTCGTTTAGCAGTTCTTGGTGAAGTAGATCGTCAAGAAGCAATGAAGGCAACCTTAGCTATACAGTCAGCATTTAAATCAAATACTCAAGAACTAGCAGAAACTATTAACTTCCTAAACGCAGTTGAAAACCAAACATCAACAACGTTGAATGATCTTGTGGAGGCTATTCCAAAAGCTGGCCCAGTAATTAAGGGATTAGGCGGAAGCGTACAAGATCTTGCTCTTTATCTTACCGCTATGCGTGAGGGCGGAGTAAATGCTTCAGAAGGAGCAAACGCTCTAAAGTCTGCTCTTGCATCTTTAATTAACCCAACAGATGTTGCAGTAGATAAATTTAAAGGATTTGGAATTGATCTTTTAGGCATTGTAAAGAATAATGCGGGAGATGTTACTGGAACATTATTAGCACTTCAGTCAGCATTAGACAAGCTGGACCCATTATCAAAACAGCAAGCAATTGAACAATTGTTTGGAAAATTCCAGTTCTCAAGACTAAATGCTTTGTTTGAAAACTTAGGTCGCCAAGGAAGCCAGACATTACAAGTTTTAGATTTGATGAATGCAAGCGCAGGAGAATTGGAAGCAGTAGCTGGCCGAGAGTTGGCGGCAGTAACAGAGTCAGCATCAGGAAGATATCGTAGAGCAATAGAAGGCTTAAAGGCAGAGCTTGCAGGAGTAGGCGATGAATTCCTAGATATTGGAACAAAGCTTGTAAATGTTCTAAGCAAGATAATTGACTTTACACAAAAGTTACCAGACCCAATTAAAAAGGTTATGGCATTTGGAGGAGCATTTACCGCAATCATCGGCCCAGTAATTATGCTTACTGGTGTTCTTGCTAACTTCTTTGGATACATCATTAAGGGTCTTGGACATTTTAAAGCTTTATTTAAAGGCGCAGAAGGATTCAAATTACTAACACCAGAGATTATGGCAGCAAGAGCTGCAAGCGCACAACTATCAGATGAATTTTATTCTGACGCAGCTGCTGCAAAAACTCTTAGCCTAGCAATTGAAAAATTAAATGCAGATCTAAATTTACTACAACAGAATGCAACTAGCATAGCTACCATAGGTACAGGAGCTGGAAGAGCGGTAACAACATTAGGCGGATCTCCAATAATGACCATGGGCGGTCCAAGAGTAGTAGATCCAACACATCCATTACTAGGAACAGAATCAAGAGCAGCAGCACATTTAAATCCAAGAGATCCAAATAATCCTTCTACAATATTTGGATTAACCATGCAGCCAGTTCCATTAAATAGAAAAATTGGTAGAACTCCTCAAATTATGATGACAGAAAGAATGCCTAATATTGAGGGATTGACTTCTGTTGGCGGATATTCTACTGGAGTTGTAGCTGGAGAACATGCAAGATACGCCGCTCTTATGGCAACTCTTGGCGTACAAAGTAGACAAGAAATTGAACAGTTAAAGAAAACAATCGCATTAGGCGGACAAGTATCAAGTGAATTTATTGCAACATTTGATGACATTCTTCCAATTACACAAAGACTTACTCAAAATGCTGCAACACAGTCTGCTGCAATTGTTGCAGATTTAAGAGCAGGTAAATTAAATGTAGAGCAAGCAAGAGCAGCAATTATCGCAGTAAATGCTGAACTTGAAAGAATGATGGGAATGCAGGTAAGTCAGTATGCTGCAGGTCGTGGTAGAACAATTGATTTAAGTAAAGCTCCATTAATTGATCAGCCAGTTGTAGATGTATCAGGAAAACCAAATCTTCGTGGAATGTTCCGTCAAGGTGCATTCCTTGACGTTATGACAGCAGTTGGTCGTGCTACACGAACAAGAACAATTGGCGGACCGTATAGCATTGAAACAACTAAGCCTCAAGGATTAAATGCTGGCGGACAAGTGTATATGTCTAGTGGAGCAATGGTTCCAGGACCAAATGTAAATGCAGATGTAGTTCCAGCAATGCTAACTCCAGGAGAATTTGTTGTAAATAGAGAAGCCACAGCTGCTAATCTACCACTGCTTATGGCAATTAATGGCAATAAGGGTACAGGAGGACCAGGATTTAATGGAGGAGGATTCCTTCCAGCTAGAATGCTTTGGCAAAGCTCTAAAACAAATATGATACTTGCACACCCATCGCAAGCAGCAAGACGTAGGTCTTTAGGTCTGCCACCAGGAACAACAGTTCCAGGAAGTATATTTGCTCAAGATTTTATTAATTTATCTAAACAGGGAGTCCACCCAGCAGGATTAATTTATGATGTAGGAGCAAGATTAGGCTACAGCACACCAGAAATGCAATCTTCACTAAACAGAATGAATGATGAAATTATATCTAATTTATCTAAAGCTGGAAACATATCCTCTGATGATTATGACAGAATAGTTTATCAAACAATGGATAAGCATCTTTCTAAAATTACAAGAAGTAGTGCAGCATTGGGAAGACGAGTATCTTTATCTGAAGAGATATCACAACTAGGATTTGAAAGAAATGAAAGCAATAGAGGAATAGCTCGTGGAAGTTTAAGACAGATGGGATTTGATGGACAAAGAATTCCACAACCTCTTATTTCAACAGGCGGCGGAATGCCAGCAGGAATGACCGAATCTCATTGGTCAAGAATGCAAGAACTTTTCCCAGAATCTCAAAGAAGACAATCTCCACAATTTGGTAGAGGAAGAACAATGACTTCTATGTTTGGCGCACAAAGAGGACATGTTGGAGCTTCTGCAATATTTAGAGCAATGTCAAGAGGAAGAATGAGATTTAATCAAGGCGGAATGGTTCCAGGATATCAAGAAGGCGGTCAGGTAGATTGGTCACGCACACCATTTGGAAGAGGATTTAGACCAACATCATTAGGGACACAATCTCAACCACAAGCACCAATTGTAGTTCCAAGACAACGTATTGGATTTGGCTCAATGATGGGCGGAATGATGTTGTCTTCTGCAGGATATTATGGAGGAGCAGCTTTAGGTGGAAGATTTGGAGAAACTGGATCTATGGTTGGCGGAATGCTTGGAGGCATGCTAGCACCAGCATTAATGGGCGGTATGGGCGGATTAAGAGGACAGTCAGATCCAGCAGTATATGCAGAGAAGTTAGGAAGATCAGTTGCAGCACAAAAAGCATGGGCACAGTCTGCTGCAGGAGCTGCTACGCAAGGAAAAGTTTGGGGCAAAATATTAACTGGTCTTGTTGGAGGATTAACAAAAACTAATTTAATTATCGGTGCAGCAACACTAACAATAGGTGGAGCAATAGCAGCTTGGAAAAATTATAATGAAACTCAACGTCTAAGCGCAGCGGCATTCGGATTGACTGCAGAATCTGCACAAAAAGCAGGACTTAAATTTACTGATTATAATACTAAGGTAAAAGATGCGATTGCTGCCCAGAAGTTGATGATAGACCAAAATATGCTCACTTACGAAAGCTTGCAGTCTGCAGGAACTCCTTTCAAGATGACAATTGCAGAATATAAGAAGTTGAGAAAAGAATTAAAAGAAACAATGGCGGAACAAATTAAAGTAATTAACGCTACATCCCGCCCAGATGCAGCAAGAGTTGCTGTTCAATTAAAAGAGCAGTTAATGGCTGCGGGACTATCTGCAGAAGAGGCAGCCAAGAGAATTTATACGTTATTTAATCTTTCAGATAAAGCAGGCATGGCAGTAAGCGTAATTAATACAGATGCATTTAAGCAAATAGTAGATGCTCAAACTGCTGCCGCCAGCGCATTGCAATCATTTAATTATGCAAAGAATTTTGAGAATACCAAGGATGCTGCAGCCGCTCTTAATACTGCATTGACTGCAATTAATACTGGAGTTGAAGATTTAGTTTCTAAGAGCGAAAAGGCTGCTAAAAAGAAAGGCCAAGAGTTTGATGAGACTACTGCAAGATATGAAGCTGAAAAGAAGCAGTTAGATATAATTGCAAATAAGGTTGGAGCACAAGAAGCAATTGGTCAAGGCGTATTAAATAATTTAAAGAAACAAAATCCTGAAATTGAAAAGTTTATTAATAAACAGGATACCGCTGTTAGCATGTTCCAAAAGCTAAGACTTGTTGCTATGGGATTCACTGGAGATCTTTCAAAGATGAATGCAGAGCAAACAGACATGATTTATAAGCTACAAATAGCAACAGCTCAAGCAGTAGAAACTGTAAACAAAAAGGGACTATTAAGTAAAGAATATTCAGAGCTAAAGAGGCTTGGAGATCTAAAGAAGAAGTACGAGTCAGCTGCAAAGGGGCAAAGTGTAAAAGAGCAGATAGATACAAAAGAAAGACTAAAGGCTCTTGATAAAGAAATAAAAAGAATTAATGATAAGGCTGAAGCTAAAAAGAAAGCTTTACGTGAAGAGGCTCAAGCAGAAGATGTAGCGCTACGTGTTCAACAGCAAAGACTTGAATATGAAAAAGCTGTTGCTGCTGGTGATTTTGGTGGTGCCGCATCTGCTCAGCTAGAATTACAAAGAACTCTAAATGAGCAACAGGTAGTATTAGCAGAACAACAAATTGAAGAGCGTAGGCTAAAAGATATAGCTCCATTAGAGCGTCAAAGAGAAAAGATACAAAACGCTCAAGATGATTTGGCGAACAAGGCTGCTCTGGCGGCAGAAAGTCTTGACTCAATAAATAAAAAATATGATAAGCAAAAGCAAAAAATTGATGATGTAAACACTTCAATGACTGCTTTACAAATGGCATTAAAGCTTAATGCTAAGAACATAGAAGAATTTAAGACAACAAAAGAGTTTAAAGGTTTGGCTGCTGACTTTGTAGTTGCGTTAAAAGGCATAGGAATTAATATGCCAGAATATACTTATGCTGGCGGAGGAATGCCAATAAAAACTGATGTTGGAACTTTTGCTTTAGATCAATTAAATAAATTTGGAGCAGGAATAGATTCAATTCTAGCTCAAAATGATGTAACAGTAACTGCTAGTGGAGATATTATAATTGATGGAAAGAAATTAAATGATGGAAAAGATGGGCCTAAATATACAATGGACAACCCATATGTTATTTCTTCCGCTCCAAAATCTAAACAGTATGAATTAAATGAAAAAGGAACTTTAAGCAGAAAAGGCGGAAATGAAGCGATTAGAGATAAGAATCTACAGCCAGGAGATGTTCTTGAATATAAAGGTATACGTTACAAAGTAAGACAACCTGAAGGAAATATGGATCCAAAGACATGGTATACAGTTGCTCAAGAAAAGAAGGCAGCTGGAGGACTATTACGTGGCCCAGGAACTGGTACATCAGATTCAATTATTGGCATGTATGCAAATGGCGGAATGGTAAGAGTATCCAATGGAGAGTATATTGTAAATGCAGATACTGTATCTAAATTAGGAGTACCATTCTTTGACCGCATAAACGGTATGAAATCTGGCGGACTTATGCTAAACTATAATGTACCTAAATATAATGAGGGTAGCGAATTAATTCAGGCAATGGCATATCAGCCAGGAACTGGCGGATCTGTATATAATGTTGGAAATGTTACAATGCAATTTGCAGAAGCCCCAGCAGATGGAAGACAATTGTTTGAAGAATTTAAGGCAGCAATGGCATTAGATCAGAGAAAGACTGGAACACAGATTAATATGAGCAGGAGATATCCATGAGTCCATATGTAGCAAATGGTCAACGAACCACATATTTACCTAGAGGTTCCGCCATTCAAATCTATGCTAGAGACCTTTACGCAGATCCATCGGATACAACGCAATCATGGATTAAACTTTCTGAGCATAATAGAAGTGAAATTTCTATGGATGTAGAAAGAATTGAGCAATCTCAAAGAATGGCAAACGGATCATTGCGTAAATTCTTTGTTGCAGATAAAAAAAGATTTGGTGTTTCTTGGAGCATGCTTCCAGGAACAAGATTGTATACCGTAGATAATCAATGGGGGGCTTTGGATCTAATTGAATTCTATAATAGTAGCGAGGGTCAATCAACCTTTGATATTAGATTAAATTTTGCAAAGAGTGGCACAAGCCAAGAATCATCAGGCTATGAGCCGTATACTGTTAGCTGTACATCATTTAACGCTACTCTAGTAAAAAGAGGCCAAGTGCCGTTCTACAATATATCAATGTCAATGGAGCAGGTATAGTGATATCTGCTAGCTCTCAATTAAAAGATATTTTTTATAACTCCCGCACCGTAAATATTTCGGCGGGATGCACAATAGAATATAACATGAATCTTCTATTAGACAATATAACAATATCTACTACAATTGATGATGACGACTATAAGACAGATATCGATGCACAAGCAGAAGAAAAGCGTTTAAATCCATACAAAAAATTATTTCCAATAGACTCAGTCTTAAAACCTTTTAGGCCAACTCTTTCTGGAATTAAATATTATATTAATACTGATCCTACAAACCCATCGCATCCAGAACATACTGGGGATAATAAATTTTATGACTATAGAACTGTACCTTACCCTTCAACTGCCCCAAGAGTATACTATCCAGGTGTAACAACATATTATAAATACTGGATAACTCCAGAAAATACTGGTGTTAACGCTACAGTTAAATATGTTCAAAGCACAGCGTCAATAATTGAAGCATATGCAACAGGATCAAAAGTAGTTTATAAAACATCAGCAGATCATGGATTTACAATTGGAAAAAGAGTTACCATATCTGGTTCAGGAAACTCATCTTTAAATTTAGTTAATCAAGTAATTACAAGCATTCCAGATTCCCGTACATTTTCTGTTACAAATGCTTTATCTCAAGTTTCTGAAACTAGTCTTTCTAAAACAGCAACTCTTGTAAATTCATCTGGAACTGCTACCCCAACTAAACCAGCCTTAGCAAATAAAATAGTTATTCGTTTCGAAAAGTATCACGCCTTACCAGCAACATGTACAGTTTCTATTGACTATAACGATGCCACTACGGACGTAACGCTTTCTCCAATTTCAGTACCATCTAATGGAACGTTAATAATTTATTGGAATGGAACAGCATGGTCAAACACGCCACCATTTAGTTCATCTCAAGCAATATCGTATCCAGCCCCTAAAGAAATTAAATCTATAACAATAAACACTCCGTCGGCGGGAACAGATAGAAGAATAGGTCTTGTAGAAATATCTGCAAGATGGGTAAAGGACATAAGCCCAGACTTAATTTCTTTTGATATAAGTAAAGAGTCATCTTCTAACGCAAACGACATCCTGCCAGTAGGCAATATAACTGCAAACAATTTAAGTTTATCATTGGCAAAATACGATCAGTCTGACTTAAAAGTTTTAACTTATAATAGAGATGAAGATTGGACCGTAACCCCTGCCCCAAATGATGTAATATATTTTGCTAAAAATGCAGAGATTAGGCCTCATCTAAAAGTTTATCATTCTAACGGCGCTGTAACTGAGGGGTCATCAAAATATGACAGAGTTGAACAGGGAACATTTTATTTAGATTCGCACAACATATCTCAATTTGGAGACGTAGAAGTATCAGCTCTTGATGGCTCAAAACAATTAATGGAAACATTGATACCAGATTTAGTATATGAGTATGCCCCAGTAACGTCAATTATAACTGGCATGTTAGACTCTATAGGATTTTCTAATTATAATATTAACGTAAAGCTTAATGAGTCAAATGTATCTATAGATACATCTATTCCAACATTAACTTTATGGTGGAGCGAAAACAATAAAACTGTATGGGATTCTATCCAAGAGCTATGTAGAGATATTCAAATGAACGCATACTTTGATGAAAATAATATTTTACAATTTTATACAAGAGATTATCTATACACTAGATCAACTGCAGATTGGGAATTTTATTATGCTCAAAGTGGTAACAAGTTGCCTAATATTGTAGACTTTAATAAGCAAGAATTAGCATCCGCAAACCAGGTTAAAGTAATTTGGAAAACACCAATGAGTTCTCTTTATACACAAACAGCAACGGACCTATGGGCATCAGAACCTTCATTTTTAATATCTGGCGGATTGAGATATGAAATTCAGTCAGACACACCAGCTGAATTAGTTAACTTTAATATAGATATAGACAATCTAGATCCATTTGTAAGTTTTGAATCTACATTTAATTATTCAGGATATTTTTTAGTTGACTCTGAAGTTTTTGAATATGATGGAATAGAATTTGAGTATGAGCCTCTTAATTCAACTACTAAGATTTCAGTTTTTGTAGGATCAGAAGCAGACTGGGCACAATATAGATCTTTGTCTAAAACTGGACCACAATATTTTAAACCAACTGGTAGATATAGAATTAAAGCAAGGGGTGTGTTTGGAACGGAAAAAACATACCATCCAGCTACATCAGGTGCAACTATAAGTAATTGGTATCAAATAGAAGAGGATGTGTGGAAGTAATGGCTTATCTTGAAGAAGAAGCAGGCGGCGGAACATTAGACTCAACCATAAATCAACTATTTGCTCCTATAGTAAGCAAAGTTTCTAATACATCTATATCAGTCAACTTATCTACATTAGGAGTTGCTGGTAAAAATAATATAACTACATATAAAGTTATATATCAAAGAATGGTAGACGACACTACTTCTGCAGCCGCAGCCCAAACAACAACATCATCCACAAACCCAGTAACAATTTCTGGATTAACTGAAAATGGTTATTATAAGATAACAACACAATTTATAAGCGCTGCTGGTGAAGGAAATAAAAAAGTATCTTATTATAAGCTTTCGTCCACCATTACAAATGCTTCAAAAACTGGATCGCCAAAACAGGTCGGAGACAAAGTTACAGCTAAATCATATCTTAAGTTAACTGGCGGAGAATCAGTAGACAATAAGTTTACATTTGCATATAGAGACTTTGACTCAATACAGCTTGGAACATACACAAACGAAACTATAGGAGAAAGTAAGCCAGTAAGAAATTATAGTCCTGGATATTATTCATTTGGAACATCTATTATTATGCCTCCTCTTATTAAATATAAGCCTCAAGGAGCAGCACTTGGATTCTTTTTAAATGATTCAAATGACTCTGGATATTTTATATTTTTAGAAACAAGCGCCACAGCCGCAGCAGCTAGCACCTCTCCAGTAAAGATTGTTAAGCTTGTTGGAAAAAATATGAAAAAGCTTACAGATTCTCAAAAAGGAAATAGGGCAACTCTAGATCAACTTTTTGCTGGCAAAGTTTATAATGTTGATGTTAAGGTAAAAATAGAAAATAAGAGTGTTACAATTACGGCTTATATAAATGGATTTAAAATAGAAGCTACAGATACTTCGTCTGCAGCAAACGATAATGAAATACTTTATCCATCAAAACGTGTAGCGTTAGTTGGAATTTCTGGAACAACTATATTTGATTATGTATACGCAGATACTTTGAAGAATCAAGAAGAATATAACAAGGACTACCAGCTACTTAATTTTTATAACGGACAATTTAGTAAAGACTTTTTAGATTTAGCTTATGGAGATATGCTTTATAATGCCACAAATGACGATGTAGATATTATTTCTAAGAAAAATGCATTCGATGAATTTGGAACGGTAGTAAGAGAAATAGCAAAAAAGTCTGTCAGGTTCTCAAATGCCCCAGCAATTCCAATTAAATGGACAACTGGTGGGAACAAGCTGGCACAGGTAATTGCACAATCATATGATAATTTTAAAGCAGACGTTTTTGTATTAAACAACAGCTCCATTACAGTTCCGCTCTCAGATAGAGGAGTTAATCAGCTTTCTATATTTGGGAATACAATTGGTTTCTCTGGAGAGATAGTTTATGAGACCTCGCCAGTTGCTGGATATGCTGCTTCTGAACCAGTTATTTTCGAATCAACCTGGTTGCAAAATGTTAAAGATGTAAAGAGTTTAGCAGAATGGATACAAAGCAGGGTTGTAAATAAAGCAAAAATAATTACAATGAAAATTTTTGGCAATCCACTGATTTCAGTTGGAGACATAATTACAATAGATTACCCATATCAGGACCTAACGGTAGAACAAAAAATTATTGTGGTTAAAGTATCTCAAAGATATCAAGGGGGGCTAGAAACCGAAATTACTGGCAGAACTCTTTAGTTTTGCTAAATGGTATAATTAAAAGATGATGAAGAGAATCCCTAAACAAAACATAGTGGCAGGCGGCAAGAGAGTGCTGCCAGCGGGTCATCCTGATTTAATTTGGTATGATCCTAGCGAAGTCATTATTATAGGAGAAGACTCTGAATACAAAGTAACGGGATCTGTAATTCCAATCGGAATCAATGATATATCTGGTTCAATTATAGCTGGATCTGAAAAGTCAGAAGAAGAAGAAAAGAAAGAAGAAGAAAAAGGTAAAATAGAATTATCAGATGTTCCAGATCTTTCAGACATAGAAGATGTAGAAAAAATAGAATATAATGACCCAGTCACAAAAGCTTTAAAGGTAAGAGTAAAAATAAAAATTAGAAATTCAAGTAAAAATAAAGAAAATATTGCTGGTGTAGATGCAAGGATTAAGCCATAGGAGAATTATGATAAAAGGAACTTATATTTTTTATGAAGATGGTAAAGAAATTTATCGCTCTTCAAATGTCATAACTAAATTTGGCAAAAGATTTTTAACTAATTTTATAGCAGGAAATCTAAATAGTTCTAGAAAAGATTTAGCATTCGGGATAGACGGAACAGCAGCAAATGAATCTGATACCCGCTTAGGTTTCGAATTCTATAGGACGCCAGTTCTTTTTGGAAGTACAGATATACAAACCTCAACAGCAGGAAATCCGCCTGTAAGCACAACAACATATAGTGTTGTTTATAAAACAACTATCCCACAAGACGTCACAGCGGAAATTTATGAAGTAGGACTTTATCCCTCAACTAGATCTTCTGTAAATAATTTTGATAGCAAATATTTAACAAATTTTGACGATCTTTTAGAATGGGAAGATTCTTCTGGAATTAATCCATCTGCTGTAACTACAAATTATAGAATAGGTGGAAATCTTTTAAGAATGTCTTCCTCCGCTAATTCATCAAAAGAATATAAAGCTTCAATTCCTGTTTTAAATCTATCTGGGTACAGCGACGCAGACACAATTAAATTGGCTTATTATAGAGAAGATGCAAATCTTTCTACAATAAAGATTAGACTATATAGCGAATCAAGTAAATATTATGAAGCCACAATAACGCCAACTTCTGGAGCGGGGTATAAAATATCTTCTGATATTCCTTTGTCTACATTTTTTTCTGGCGCCACAAGCCCAGCACCAGATATAACTAATATAAATCAAATAGGGATAGTTGTAACTGCAGGTGCAGGTGGAACGACATATGTTGGCATGGATGGACTTAGAATAAATGATGAGGATACCTTCGATCCAGTATTTGGAATGATTAGTAGATCACATCTTGCTACTCCAATATCAAAAATGGCGGGAAGACAAGTAGACGTAGAATATAGATTAGATTTGGATTTCTAGTATGGCATACGAAGATTTATTAAAAGATTCTAGCGAATCATTTGAAGATGGAAATTATTTTGTTGTAACTATAGAAGAGCTATCTCCAGGCACGGTATATCCATTACAATTTAGGTGGAAGTATAAAGATGGCTCATACGGTAAAGATTGGTCTGCAGCTTATAATTTAATTTTAAATTCAGAATCGGTTCCTGGTGCACCAGGAGTTACCGCAAACGGAGATACTCCAGGAATGATAACAATTTCTTGGAATGGAAAAAATGTTCAAAATACTGATATTCAAAATACAATTAAACAAGTTGATATATATATTAGTGGATCTCCATTTGATGGAACAAAGCCAGCATTAAATTTTGATAAAGCTGGAACAAAAACAATTCCAGCCCCGTCTGGACTTTATACTATTGTTGCATATGGATTGACAGCAAGAGGTACTGTTTCTACACAAACAACAATATCAAATATTCAAGTTACTGATATTGCTACGCCAGTCGAAGATCCAACTTTACCGTCTGGACTTTCCGTTGCATCAGCACCATTTGCAGTTTCAGTAAATTGGGGCGGGTCGTATACGTCATCAGATTTTGATGGGTTTAAATCTGTAGACATACACGTAAGAGGCTCAGACGTTGGCTCAACAGCAACTTCAGGATTTTCTACAACTACACAAGTTGCAACACTTACTGTAACTGGAACTACAAATAGGCAAAATATTGGTTTAGATAATTTAAGACAAGCGCTATCTTTAGCAAATAATCAAGCCGCATATACTTCTCCGATGTTTTTTTACTATATTGCAAGAAATGTAAACGATTCTTTATACTCTGTCGGAGGAACACCAACATACACAAGAATAAATTCAACAAGTGTTAATCCAACACAAGCAAATTTTATTGACCTTGCAAGTGGGGTAATATCAATTGAAAATCTTGTTGCAGGAAATGGACAGTTTTCTTCTTGGTTAAGAACAGGATCGGCTGGCGGAACAAGAATTGAATTAAGTGCAGTTAATGATTTTACAAATAATGGATATACTGTACAAAAAGGATTAGTTGCATATTCTAGTGGTAGCACAGAAATATTTAATTTAGATATAGACGCTGGAACTTTAACTATAAACGGCAGCGGAACATTCACAGGAGACTTATCGGCTGGATCAGGTAGCTCTATATTTAAATCAGATTCAGATGGAATATATTTGGGAGCAACAACATTCGCAGGAGCAGCAAACAAGTTTAGAGTTTCTAGAAGCGGAGTAATGAATGCAGCAAGCGGAACAATTGGTGGACTAACATTAGCAACAGATTCTTTATCTAATTCTGCAAATACATTTAAAATAGGGTCAACAGGTCAATTGCTTTTGGGTAGTGAATCGGCAGGTCAGTCTAATTTTATACTTACTCCAACACAAATAGTTCACAGAATTGGAAGCACCCCTACTGGTAATTTTACTTTAGACATTTCAACTGGAACTTTAACTTTAAGCGGGTACGCATCGTCTTCAGCGTTAAATAATAAAAGTAAAACATATTATCAAAATGATCAACCTTCTTCTGGGATGATACAGGGTGACATATGGATTGATGCAAACGATAGTTATAAAGTTTATACTTATACTGGGTCAACATGGCAATTAGCACAAGACGCAGCATCTGCACAAACTACTGCAAACACTGCAGCAAACAGAGCTCAAAAATTTGACCTTGTAGGAAACGTAAATCTTGGAATATCTTTAAATACAAGTGGAAGTATATACTCAAATAAAACTACATATGGCTCTGGAACCACTGGATGGTTTTTAGGATATAGAGATTTAGGAGGAGGAACTCTAACTCCTGCACTTGATATTGGCGGGACTTCAAGTTATTTACGATGGACTGGAACTGGAATAGAAGTCAAAGGAGATATAACAGGATCAAATGGAACATTTAGCGGAACAGTTTCTATAGCTTCTGGAACTAAATCTGCAGTATTAGATTCGACATTGGCAACTTTAACCTTAACAGATACAAGCACTGGATTTTTAAGCGGAGGAGCAGTATTAATTCAATCTGGGTCAGAATATTCTTCATATTCTGCTAGAGGAATAAGCGTAGGCGGTAGTATATTTATAGGAAACGATGGAAGTAATAATCTTTATATTCAAGGCGGAGCTACAACTGGCATCAGGCTATCGCCTGCCGCAGGCTTAGGTTCAACAACATATACTGTTCAAATAGAAGGGCATCTTAACAATGCCGCATATAGCAATACAACTGGAACATATTCTTCTTCTAGCACAGAACAGTCAACAGGAACATATTTATCTGCAACTGGAGCAATTATTGCTAGACGTGATAATCAAATTCCAATATTTGCACATAGATATAATACCACTGGAACATCAGAAATGATTAGATTAGTCTATAACGGATCAGATGCGGGAGGCATTCAGACCACTTCAGCGGGCAATCCATCATTTAAAACAGCCTCAGATTATCGTTTAAAAAATAATATACAGGACTACATGGGCTCCAAAGAAATAATTAAAGGATTGCGTGTTCGTTCATATGAAATGAATAACAACCCAGGAAAAACAGAAATTGGTTTTATTGCTCACGAATATGCCGAAGTAGTTCCAGAAATGGTTAATGGAACAAAAGATGCAGTCGATGAAAATGGAAATCCAGAATATCAATCAATTTCAACAACTAATTTAATCCCATATTTAGTTGGAGCGTTAAAAGAAAGTATTTTAAAAATAGAATATTTAGAACAAAGACTTGACGCCCTTGAAGGATAATGGTATCCTTTAAGTCTACATTAGGAGAATAATGGCAGAAAAAGCAGAACTAGTTATTACCGCCCTGCAGCAACGCATTGGCGAGATTGTGTCGAATTATGAAACTCAAATTGCAATTTTACGGGCAGAGATTACTCAACTTCTTAATGAGAAAAATGCTACGAAAACCGAAGACAGCGACAGTAAGTAGTCCAACTATACTCCCTTCTGGTCTTGCAGTAAAGACTGATAAAGGAGTATATTGGGTTAAGGACAACAAGCGTTATAAGCTTATTTCTGATCGTGCTGCAAAATCATGGGCATTTACAACTGTAAGCGCTACAGAACAGGCAGTGGCAGGAATGAAGCTTGTAGGAAAATTAGGATTCCGTGATGGTACTTTGATAAAGAACATAGCGGATGGTAAAATGTATTTAATATCGCAAAATAAAAAGCGGCATATCGTAGACCCTGATGCTTTTAATAAATATGGATTAAATAGAAAGTCTATAATTGAAGTATCTGAGGCGGAGGCAAATATGCATGACCTAGGAGAAAACTTATGACAGAATACGATTCCAATGTAGTATTTAGTGCTGGCTCGCCAATAGATATAAATAAATTAAATCAACTACAAAGAAATATTTCATCTATATACGCACAGAATAGCAGCCTAACTGCTACTACAAATCAAACTGTTGATGCTTTAAGTGGACTTCAAAAAACTGTAAAAGTATTTCCAATCATACATGTAGGAACTGTAGACATTACTGTGGATGGGGAAAAAACAGAAGGCAAAGATGTAAATTTTGCAGGTACTAGCTTTACTGCAAATCCAACTATAGTAGCGAGCATAAGTTCAGATTTAGGAGCAACCTCAAGACTTTTTGTCAGAGCAACTACAAAAAATTCTACTAGCGGTAGAATTGAAGTCGTAAATGCTGCTAAAACAAGACAAACTGTATCAGTAAATTATATTGCAGTTCAAATGAAAGTAATAGAATAACCCTTGACAGAATGAAATCAAATGCTACAATTTGTAGCATGTAAGTTGCTGTCTGCAACTTTATATAATTAAGGAACATATGACAAACGATCTCAAATGGATGCTATCGTCAGATCAGCAATTTCCATATCAAGACAATAAAATGATTAAGCTTTGGTTTGAAGTAATGAAATGGTGGAAGCCAAATGTAGTAGATATTCTTGGAGACACCGACGATCAAGCATGTTATAGCAAATATACAGAGGGAAGATCTGCAGAATTCTTAAAGATGTATAAAGACCAAAATGGTCATTCGATTATGCCTCTTATGCAACATGAAGCAAAAGGTGCAAGAGAATTTTATACAATGAATCGTGAGGTTGCAGGCAAGAATGCAGAACTATTTACTGCTTTAGGTAATCACGACATACGTATTTTTAATTATGTAGATGCCAAGTTGCCAGACCATATTAAAGTTGTAACTCCAGAAGCATTATGGAATTTAGATAGCCTTGGCTATGATTATATTTATTATGACGAGTTGCCAAAGAAACGCTATGGAGATATCCATGTTCATCATGGATTATCTGTAGCAGACACTGGCGCAGTTCGTAAGGACATGAATGATATGCAGATTTCATTAATTCGTGGACACTCACACAGAATTGCATCTCATTTTCAAACATATGAATTACGTAATAAGGGTAAGGGAGAAACAATTCGTGGCTATGAAATTGGACACATGTGTGATCCTAAGAGCCCTGGCATGAAGTATACCCAGCACCATGATTGGCAAAAAGGATTTGCTATTGCACATATTGAAAACGGAAAGTGGCCACACGTTCAAATTATTGAAGTGTCTCCAGACTATTCGTGCGTTGTTGATGGCAAGGTGTTTAAATTATGATGAGTTGTAAAAAGTGTGGCGGAAGAGTCTTTGTGGATAGAGTCTTTTCGCAGAAGTTACACGTAGAGCTTTTTTGTCTTCTATGCGGCAAGCGCTGGATGATTAATAAGGATAGAAGCCCACTAGGACGATGGCTGGAACAAAAAGAATTCGAACACCTAAAAGACTTCTCTATTTCTTCTTAGACGGAAAGATACACAAGTCTTTACGTATATCTCGTGCAAGAGATGAAATAGTGGCTTGGTGTTATCCTGAAAGACGTAGGGTTATGTATAACTATTCTTTAGTTAATAAGCATATGCAAAAAGCATATACCTTGCGTGAAGCCGCCAAGCTTTTAAATAGACATAAAATTACTGTAGAAGATTATATTTTGGCTGGCAAGATCCAGCAGCCAACTAAAATATATCCAATTAGTAATCCAGACGATGCTGGGTGGTCTATGTATATGTTAACGGAAGACGACATATTAAAAATACATCAGTTTATTTTAGATGACGGATATACTTCTGAAGTTCCTTCACGTTCAGAATTATTAGCTCTTCTCAAACATAATTTAATATTGTATACTAAGACTAGCGACGGCAAGTTCGTACCAGTATGGAAGGCGGAGGAATGACAGGCAAAGTAGTTATTTGTCCAATATGTAAAAAAGAAACAGAAGTTCGTTGGGGTATATTTGCTCACGATACTTTAAATAGACACCTAAAGGAGCACAAGTAATGTCAGATACAAAAGTAAAAGTAGATCTATCTTTTACCAGAAATTTAGGTAACTATGAAAGTATTAAGATTGGTATTGGCGTAGAGGATATTGTGCGTAGTGGAGAAAACGTAGATTCTGCTACAGAGCGTGTATATAAATTTGTTGAAGAAAAGTTGATTCAAAAAACTCGTGAGGTGGAAGAGGAATTAAGTGGCGGCAAAAAGTAAAGAGCCTTATATCCTAATATCTTTATACGAAAACCTATACACAGATAAATACAAAAAGAAGCCTCGTATAAATAAGTTTCGTGAGAAATGGGCTATGCAAGATGTCATTGATAGTGTAGGATATGACCGTGCCAAAGAGTTGCTTGAATATTATTTTAAAACCAGTAAATCTGGGCACCCACTTAATTTCTTTTTCTATAACTTTGATAGAATAGATCAGGTGCAGTCAGATATTGAAAAGGATAAGGCGAATAGAGCGATGCTAAGAGAGCAGACGAAGAAGCTAGTAGAAGGCGGACAAGAGTGAATATAGAAGCAAAAGTAATTACAGCAGTATGCAATAACAAGGATATTAGCACCTTGCTTGCCGCTAACGTTGATGAACTATTTACTTCATATCGTGACGTGTGGGAAAGCCTAAAGAATTATTATTATAAGTTTAAAGCTGTCCCAGAAGTCGGCATCATCATGGAAAGACATAAAGATTTTGAGCCAGACCCGTCAGCAAAAGCAGAGACTGGATACTACCTTGACCAGTTAAAGAATGAATATATTTCTAATAAGCTTAAGTCTATTATTTTGCAGGCAGGTGCAGCGCTTAAAGAAGATTCAGCATCAAGAGTTCTTGCAGATATTCAAAGCAAGCTTGCTGGGCTAAGCAGACATACAAATAATATTCGTGACATTGATCTCACAGATATCGGTTTGGCAGAACAACATTTTGCATCCGTTAAAGAGCGCTCAGCAGCAATGGGCGGTAGCCCAGGAATTATTACTGGTATTGAAGCAATCGATAAAGCATATCCTACAGGTATGGCGCCAGGACATTTAATTGTTGCTATTGGTTGGCCAGGACGTGGTAAGACTTGGTTTACATCATATCTTGCATGTAAGGCGTGGGAACAAGGATTTAAGCCTATGATTATCTCGCTTGAGATGTCACCAGAGAATATGCGTGACCGTATCTATACTATTATGGGTTCTGGTTTATTTAAGAATAGCGACTTTTCAAAAGGTGATGTTAATATAGACGACTTTAAAGCATGGGGTAAAAAGAAGTTTGAGAACAAAAACGGATTTATCCTTGTATCAAATGAAGGATTGGCTGACGTTACACCAGCAACTGTTCAAGGTAAAATTGACCAGCATAAACCTGACTTGGTTATTCTTGATTACCACCAGCTTTTTAATGATAACAAGCGAAGCAATTCTGAAGTAGAGCGTAACCGTAATATTTCTCGTGAGTTTAAATTGCTAGCAGTTTCAAATAATATTCCGATTGTCGATATCACCGCTGCAACGGCTGACGATATATCGGACCAAGATGAACCGCCGATGATGAGCCAAGTCGCATGGTCAAAGGCAATTGAATATGATGCAGATATGGCTATGGCTATTCACAGATATCCAAATACAAATATGATTGAAGTGGTTAGCCGAAAGAACCGTCATGGACATGAGTTTGACTTCTACTTAGATTGGGATATCAATAGAGGTGTTATCAAGCCTATCTATGAAAACCTACCGAATATGAAGAATGACTCATCGACAAATTAAAAGATTTCAAATTCGTGTAGAATTTGCAGATGATTCTGATATGATCAGAGTTAAAAATCAATATGAAAATATGCTTACTCATGATATGAGAAGTAGGGGATATGCAAGAGTCCTTGACATAGACCCAGCATTTTCGGTAGAATTCACAGGCGAGACATGGAAGTTCATAATGACAATCCATGGAGTTTACGTAGGAAAGAAGAAGGCATGGGAATCAGAGGGGATTACGCAGGGCAAACTGATACCTCGTTCTATACGCCAAGTCACGTCAAAGCAATAGTAAAAGGCCTTGGACTAAATATCATTGGCGAATCTAACGATAACCTTGTGCTGTATTGCCCTTTCCATAATAACGTAAATACTCCATGCTTTTATATTAGCGAAAGAACTGGGGCTTGGCTCTGCTTTAATCCGTCATGCGGAGAGGCTGGCGGCCTGAAAGATTTAGTTAAAAGAATATTAGGCAAGAATGAGTTTGAAGTATTACGATTTATTATGTCTAAGAAGTCAGAAGCAGATGATATATTTGAAGATACTCTAAACTCATTGTTTGAAGATAAGCCAGACTTTGAAGAATTTCCACAGGAGACACTAGACAATCTTTACACAGAATTAGGCAATTCAAATGAGGCAAAAGAATACTTTCAGTCTAGGGGAATAAATGAAGAGTCAATGCATCATTTCAAATTAGGATACTCCAGTAAAATGGATATGGTAATTGTCCCAGTACATAGTCCAGACGGCATTCCAGTTGGCCTTGTTGGCAGATCTATTAAAGAAAAACGATTTAAGAATAGTACTAATTTGCCAAAGAATAAAACAATGTTTAATATTCATAGGGCTAAAAGAATTGGAGAGAATGTAATAGTCGTTGAGTCAAGCTTTGATGCTATTCGTATCCATCAGGCTGGATTTCCAAACGTCGTTGCAACTCTAGGCGGACATTTATCAAAAGAAAATTTAGCATTACTAAATAGATATTTTAATCGTATAACAATTATGACAGATGCAGATTTGGCTGGCAGAGAGTTAGGGCTCAGCATAGCCAATAGATTAAAGAATAAAGATATCTTGTGGGCTTCTTATGAATATGGTAAGATATATCCACATGATGCAAAAGATGCTGGAGATATGACAGAAAAAGAGATTATCACCTGTATTAAAAACGCAGTTTCCGATATCGAATACCGATCTTGGAACCCATGATATAATGAAAGAACAGACGGATCTATACCGTCAACTACATAAGGAGAAACTATATGGGTATCGTAAAGGGTCTTAAAGACCTAAACAAAGCGCTAGATAAGCCACAATCATCTGGCGAAGGTAACAAAGCAAAATGGGTAAAGCTTGAGGATGGCGAAAGCGTAAAGATTCGCTTCCTTCAGGAACTAGATCCAGATTCACCAAATTATAATGAAAAGCTCGGACTGGGTTTTATTGCAGTAGAGCACACAAATCCTAAAGATTATCGTCGCAAGGCGCTATGCACAACTGATGATCAGGGCAAGTGCTACGGTTGCGAACAACATCGCAAGGATTACAAGGCGGGATGGAAGGGTCGTTCACGACTTTACATCAATGTACTTGTAGATGATGGAAAAGAAGAGCCATATGTTGCTATTCTTTCACAGGGTTCAAGCGGTAAAACCGTTACACCTACACTTATTGAATACGCAGGAGAGATGGGTTCAATTACAAATCTTATGTGGCGTATCAAGAGAACTGGTCTAAAGACTGAAACTAGTTACACAATTATTCCATTGGCTAAGGATGAAACTCCGTTTGATTCCTCTGCTATTGAATTGTATAAACTAGAAGAGACTGCTGTGCGTGACTTGCCATACGCAGAGCAGGAAGCTTTCTTTAATGGAGAAGGCGGAGCAGAAGAGACTGAGTCTGCAACTAGCAGCAGCTTAGATTGGTAATAGCTGGGGGCCCGAAAGGGCCCCCACACAAAGGCGGTTATGAGTTTTATACATTTGCATGTCCATTCCCATTATTCAACAATGGATGGACTTAATTCACCAGATGAATTAGTAAAGCAAGCCAAGATACTTGGCATGCCTGCTATTGCCATTACAGATCATGGCACACTGTCATCACATCGTGAAATGCAAATTGCTTGTGAGCAATATGGTGTAAAGCCAATTCTTGGAGTAGAGGCATACATATCACCAACAGATAGATTTGACAGATCATCATTTAAAGATAAAAGTATTCAGGCCTATAATCATATTATCCTATTGGCAAAAAATAAAAAAGGCTTAGAGAATATTCATAAGTTGCAAGAAATAGCATGGACAGAAGGATTCTATTCTAAGCCACGTATTGATAGAGAGGTATTAAATGAGTATGCGGAAGGTATTATCGTATTGTCTGGATGTCTCAATGGTATTGTTAGTAAGGCTATCGAAAAGGAAGACTTTTCAGAAGCCAAACTTTTACTTCAAAATTTTAAGAAAACTTTTAATGAAGATTTTTATGTTGAGGTACAATCTCACAATCCGCAAGAAATAAATTCAAAGCTTCTTGAATTAGCAGATGAATTAAAAATTAAGGCGGTGGCAACTGGAGATATCCATTTTGCCAAAGAAGAAGATAGATTATTAGAAGAAGCCCTATTAATTATTTCTACCAACCCTAAAATGAATAAAGATGCAGACTTTGAAATGTCTCGCCAGATGAGAGATATGGGAGATAGATTTGATTACTTATATCCTGATCGTCGTATGTCATTCAAGGGCATGAATTTATTTATGCAGACTCGTGAGGAAATTGAGGCGGACTTTAAGAAGGCTGGAATAAATAGAACAGATATATTTGATAATACCCTAGAGATAGCAGATAAGGTAGGCGAATATGACCTATATCGAAACCTTGACCTCCTGCCAGTCCCAAAGACCAATGCTGATGAAAAGCTACGGGACCTGGCTGAAAAGGGCTTAGAACGGCTTGGAAAGGCCTCAGATGAGGTCTATAGGGCTCGCCTAGAGGAAGAATTGGCAGTTATTAAGGACAAGAAATTTGCCTCCTATTTCTTAATTGTGGCTGACATGATTAATTGGGCTAAGGGTCAAGAAATTATGGTTGGACCTGGCCGTGGTTCGGCGGCGGGATCGTTAGTATGTTATTCGATAGGCATTACAGATGTAGACCCAATTGAATATGACCTACTATTTTTCCGATTTATTAATCCTGAGCGTAATGATTTCCCAGATATTGATACAGACTTTGAGGACCGTCGTCGCAAAGAAGTTAAGGATTATCTTAAAAAGAAGTTTAAGCACGTAGCATCAATTTCTACATTTACTTATTTTAAAGATAAAGGTGTAGTTCGTGATGCTGCTCGTGCATTTTTAGTACCACTCTCAGATGTTAACCATGCACTAAAGTCTGTGGATACATTTGAAGAGTATGCAACTTCGCCCAACACAAAAGAATTTAGAATGAAATATCCTGAAGTCACTTGGCTTGCCGAAAGATTGCGTGGCAAGATTAGGAGTACTGGTATTCATGCTGCAGGAGTTATTGTTGCTAAAGACGACATTCGTAACTACGGCCCAGTCGAAACTAGAGAAGACCGTGAGGACAAAGCTTCTGGTCGTATACCAGTAATTGCTTATGATATGGATACTGTTGCTGATATTGGTCTAATTAAACTTGATGCCCTTGGACTTAAATGCTTATCAGTTATTGCTGACACTGTAAATTCAATTAGAAAACGCACAGGCAAGCATATTGATTTATCCAAGATGACATTCGATGATCCAGAAGTTTATAAAATGTTAAGCGAAGGATATACCAAAGGTGTATTTCAGGCTGAAGCAACCCCTTATACTAATTTATTAATTAAGATGGGCGCAACAGAATTTGAAGATCTAATTGTTTCTAACGCTTTGGTACGTCCAGGTGCTATGAATACAGTTGGTGCTTCATACATAAATAGAAAGCACGGCAAGGAAGCGGTAGAATATGTTCACCCTATTATGCAACCGTTTACTAAAAATACATACGGTGTAATTGTTTATCAAGAGCAGGTTATGCAGGCCTGCGTTCACCTTGGTGGCATGACTTGGTCTGAGGCAGACAAGGTCCGTAAAATTATTGGAAAGAAAAAAGATGCAAAAGAATTCGACCAGTTCAAGGATAAATTTGTTGAAGGTGCTTCAAAGCACATTTCTAAAAAGCAGGCAGAAAAACTTTGGCACGACTTTGAAGCACATGCTGGATACTCGTTCAATAGGTCTCACGCTGTTGCTTACTCTATGCTTTCTTATTA